ACATAATAAAATTCTTTATTCTTCACTTTCAATTCAATTCTTCTGAATCCCTCTGATTTCAAATAGAATAGCTGAGGCTGGTCAATCATTTTGAATTTAGCTTGCTTCATTTTTAACATGAACTCTCTACCAAATTTCCTATCCATACCGACAGCGGCAATTTTGAAGCCCTTCCGTCTCATCTCTATGAACCATTTAACAATGTCATCATAGAGGACTGTTGGAGTGTTGCTCATTGTCAGCCATCCATCTGATTGCCACCCAAACAGTGGGATGCCATCATCATTGGCTTTCTTTTGAGCATTGACACGAGGGAAGAAAGCGTGTGTGATACAGATATCAACATCTTTTTCACCATCGTTATACACACCGTATAAAGCGGCAGCAGTCAAGTCATGCAGTCTTGAAAGGTCAGCCCCTCCATACCAGCGAATAGGAAGCTTTGCAAGCTCCTCAATTGTCCAGTCATAACAGTCATCACTAGCAATGAACTCATCTGGATTGAAATAAGCGTTCATTGAGTTAGTGAAGACATTCAGTGTCTTATTGAAGAACTCATTTCTGGTCTGTGGATCATTCAAAGCTTGTTCTGCTTCTTCCTTGAGGGCTTTGAGTGAGACGGTAACACCCCATGACGGATTTGCCATCTTCAACACATTCTCATCCAAGTAGTCTCCCACATCGCCATCTGTTGCCTGATTGGCCTTACAGATAAAGATAAAGAATGAATCATCTTTGACAAGCTCTTTCAATACCTTCTGACAATATTTCAGACGGTTAGCAAGGAAGCCTGTTGGAATGTCCCCTGCTGTAGAGATAACAAAAAGCATACTGTTCCGGTATGCTGACATTGTTTTCTTCATGAGACCGTATTTCTTGGAATTTCTCATGGTATGTGCTTCATCTAGGATGATGACATTCCCATTGAGAGAGTCAAGCCTGCTTTCATCATTGGCCAGTGCTTGGATAAAGAATGAACCTTCCTCACCAAAATTGGCAGTGATGGAGTGTTCTTGGTTGTTATCTTTGATTCGGATGTTCTTGTCATTCCATCGCTCAACATTGAACCTCAAAAAACCAAAGGCTTCCAAGGCTTGCTTGACAGAATTGGCTACAATATAGCATTTTGAACCGCTATCTGTATCAAGAATCTGATAAGCCAGAGCGATTGCAGCAGTGAAGGAAGTTTTGCCATTCTTTCTGGCAAGTATGATTAAGGCTTCTTTGAAGCGCCTTTCATTCGTTCCTTTGATGTAGAAGCCAAAGAGATTCACGACAACAAAATGTTGCCAGGGTTGCAAAAGTAATGGCTTATTACGGATAGAGACCGCAAACATATCATCACCCTGCTGATGGACAATTGTATGTTCAATGAAATGAACGACAAAATCAACCATGTCTTCATCCATCTCAAACTCTGGATTGTCCAAATCTCTCAGAAAGCGTGATGCTGCCAAAATGTTCTCTTCACAATGCTCTTCCTGATGGTCCAGAACGTGTTGAGCGTATTCTTTAGCTTTCTCCACGTTACCCATCAGACTTCACCCGTTTCTTTTTGATTTGGTCCTTGAATTTTAGAACCTCAGTAAGAACAGATCCATTGTCTTGCTCTACTACTTCACCAAGTGATTTTGGATTCATCATCAATTGATTAGAATAACTGAGTATGTCTTTCCGTAGAATTTCCATCGCTGTTAGGATGGGGACCTTACGTTCATTCTCAGCTCCTGCCTTGTTAACATAAACATCTGTGACAGGGTAGCCCATATCAGCATAATCCTGAGCAAGTTTCTGATACTGAAATAGCATTCCTGAAAAGATGTCAATGATCATGTCAAATTCTTTGCGATAAGTCCCAAGCTCTTTCATCTGTTTGATGACTTTTGACTTGATAGATTTAGCTGTGACTGGTTTTGCCAAAAACTAGGCCTCCTTCCTGAAATCCCTTTAGTTTTTATCCCCTTTTTGTCTGAGTGGTCCCGACTTGGAAAAAGTTCCCTTCACCGGTTCCCAGACGCTCGAAAAAAATTTTTTTCGATGGGGGGGATAATCGAAAAAATCAAAAATTGAAAAATTGAAAAATTCGATTTTTACAAAATTTCATTTTTTCGATTTTTGTAAAAATTCAAAAATTCCTTTTTTCGTTTCTTTTGCCAAAAAATTCCCTGACCAATAACTTTATCGTTTGTTCTGTCATGAAAAGTATTGTGTCGCTTGTTAGTAAGCGGTAGACAATTCCATTCTTGAAATTCTAGTTCAGGATATTCGGACACTGGAAAAATATGATGAACCATTTCAGCTGGTTCTGATATTCCATATCTCAAACTTTCCTGACAAAGATAATTATGTTTTCTTAAAATCTTATCTCTGAACTTCTCCCACTTCTTTGTCTTCAAAGAAGGTCTGACAATTTTGTTATACATTTAATCCTCCTCACACAAAAAGGACAGACCAAATTGATTGGCTGTCCCTCTCATACTTGAAAGCTATGCTATCATAATATTTTATTTTATGTGAGAAAACAAGAGCTTATTTTCTCATTTTTTTTGGAATGGTGTTCCTTCCCAATGTACAAGGATACTTGAAACGGTCGTGCAGAATGTTTCATCTTTACAAATTGAATATCCTACAATCTCATATTTCAAACCTGGATTATTCTTGATATCCTTGTTCAATTCATTTACTGCACTTTTTAGTAACGGAATATCTGTGTATTGCTTTATCGTTATGCTGTTGTTCATTTCTTTTCCTCGACTTCCTTCGGTCTCAATCCTATAAAATGATATTCTAGTGTTGGGTTCTCGAAAATGTTCCCAATGATTTCAGCTTTATCCAATACATCTGGTTCATAAGGTGAAATACAATCTGGGTCCATGACATTTAGACATTCAAGATAGAAACCATTTCCAGAGAGTGCTTCCTTTTCTTCATAGTAGCGATACTTCCCAAAGCGGACAATAGCTTTGATGAAATCAATTTGAAGGACATCTCCTTCATAAATTTCCTTACCTTTTTTATCAACCGAACCTGTTGATTTACTTACTGTGTTTGGTCTTACTAGATCCCAAGAGCCAATAGTTATGTATTGTTCATTCGCCTCTATAACTTGATTGATAATAAACGCTTCTCTTCCATCTTCAATCAAATATCCATATTTCCAGTTATCTTCCTCATTTGGCTCAGCAGATAGCCCTCTAAACTTCAGCTTCATTCTTCTACCTCCTCAACTTCAATTCCGGGACAATTAAACACCCATCCAAAATCCGCTTCTTCAAGTTGTTTTTTGGTGTGTTCTGTACGAAATTTTTTATCTATTCTTATTGACGATAGCGTCCAAGTGTTAAGATGCTTGATCAAGGTTAAGTAACTATATGCTTCTTCAATCCATTTAAACCTTACATAATATCGCTTTTCTTCTTCAATCGTGTAGCCGTCAAGCCAAGCTCTGGCATATGTATCACTATTGTCACGGATCCACCTCAAAACCTTGTCATGGTCACCCTCAAAATCTTCAATTATAGCCTGTCCATAGCATGTGAAAGGGTTAGTGCTTCCATAAAGCGTTCCCCCACGGTTTTTAAAATATTCAATCCAATCAGCTATGATCTGAGGTATAGCCAATTTCTTTTCAAAATGAATCAAACTATTCGGAATTTCTACTGTGAGATCATTTTCCAATTTGACAGTTGATCTCATTAATCTTTCATCTAGTTCGGTTCTATCAAGAACTTTTACTTTTAAGATTGCATCTTTTAGAGTCATATTTACTCCTCACTTTCACATATCTTATATTTTGTTAAGCTCGCCTTGCTTCTGAAATCCTTTAAGAATATGGCTTTCATTCGTTTCTCTTTTTCTAGCTTATGCTTAACTCATTGTGTTAATGTCAAAAATATAAAAATTAAATAACAAAGTTTCTCAAGGCATCATCTAGCTCAGCTTGTTCGATACCAATATATCTCAGCGTTATGGCTGGAGATGAATGATTGAACATCTTCTGTAGTGTGCCTACATCCTTTGTTTTGTTATAGTATTTATATCCAAATGTCTTGCGCATTGTGTGAGTTCCCACATTGTCAATGCCCAATTCTTCAGCAGCTTCATGGATGATCTGGTAGGCTCGTTCACGAGTGATGGCCTTATTTCCTCCTTGCCTGCTCTTGAATAAGAAATGATGGAATGGCTTCCCTTCAACATACTTCCTCATTTCTCGTTTCAACTCTTTTGTCATTCTACGGGAAATCTGTTTGCCAGTTTTTCTTTCTCGTAGCTTGATGTGCCATCCCTGAACATCTTTGACCTTGAGTGTGAGGATGTCACCAACTCGCAAGCCTGTGTTGAGTCCAGTGATAAATAGCATGTAATACATTTCATTCCACTCTCTCAGGTAGTCCTTCATGGCTTGAATGTCATCCGTGTCTTTTATGGGTGATACCTCTTCCATACGCTTCCCCCTCTCTATATTAAAATTGATTTTCATAAGGAATTGGGAGTACAGGAATTGAACCTGCATCTGCTGTTTTCCGCCAGCATGCTCTAACCTTTTGAGCTAACTCCCTAACCACTATTAGGAGACTCTCTCATCCATGATATGATTATCATGAACAAGATTATAGTATTTTATTTTGTGTGAGAATACAATAACTTATATTCTCAATTTATAGTACACCTTTCATTCTGGCATACGTTTCCAAGATGCCAGCACGCTTGCGGTAAATTGTAGCATTGCTGACAAATTGCTTTTCTGCGATTTCTTCCCAATCAAGATTGGCTTGTCCCCATCTTAGGTAGAAAATATCAAGCTGCTCTCCTGTCAATTGCTTCTTGAAGGATTCAACAGTCTCTTTGAACAGCTCAAGATTCTTCAAAGTCACATCAGTAGCGAATTTCATCACTGTGTTTTCTGTAGGCTTGCTGATACCAGACTTCCCACCCCCGACAAGATCATCACCGTTCTTTGCCATCAATTCTGCTTTGCGTGTCCAGATTGCCCGGTCAATTCCACGAAAATTGAATAATTCTTGATCAAGGTTAAACAATTCTCTGTTGTTTAATTTTTTCATTCATCAACCTCTCTTTGATAGATTTCAACTATCCCTTTCCCTTTTAATTTCTCACAGTGAGCAAGTGCTTCATGTCTTGTTTCAAATTCAGCTTCAGTGTATTCAGCTAAATGCTTAGGATCAATCCAACTTGCATGACCATGATACTTTCTTACAACATACATCTTCATTTCTTTCTCCTATTTTTAAACGCAATCACACTAGCCCAGATCAAGCCAGAGAGCCAGACTGTTGCGAATAGTAAATAGATAAAGTTTTGTAAGTCCATCTCACTACCACAATACGCCTTTCAATCTGTTAAATTCTTCCTTTGGGATATCTGATTTAAGAGTTATCTCAAAATTTCTAAAACCAATTTCACCAGTTGACAACTTACTTGCGTTAACATTCCCAGAGTTAATGTTTCTAGCATCTGCAATACATTCTTCAACAATGTTTCCCATTGCAATGAATGTCTCACCGCCATCTGTACTGAATTTCAGTCCTATCGGACGGCTGTTGTACATTTTACGGTACTTTCTAATCAGTCGTTTTCTCGCTTTATTTAATGACATGTCTTGTCTCCTTTGTAATTCTATTTCTTTCCGCTCTTAATTTTAAAGTGGTGTCAGCCCCGAAATATACCAGTGTTATTTCTTTTTCCCATTGGTTCTTTGTGTAAGGAAATCTGTTTGGTCGTGTCATTCTGTTACCTCCTCAACTTCCATTCCCGGGCAATCAAAGACCCAACCAAAACCGCTTTTTTCAATTTCTTCACGGGTGTGTTTTCTTCTAGTTATGTAAATGTTGTTATAAAAACGGTAGTCGTCATTGTTTGTTTTCACAAGGTAATCATCTGTGTTTTTCAATTTAACTTCATACCGCTTTTCTTGTTCGAACTCGTAGCCGTCAAGCCAAGCTCGTGCAAAGAGTTCGGAATTGTCCCAATACCATTCTGCGACTCTATCAGACATGCATGCATCTATTGAGTAGGATAGTGTATGACCTAGCTTTTTCTGTTCTGTGATAAAATCCGCCATAAACTGCGGTACTGTGACTTCCTCACGTTCCATAGCACCATCAAACTTTCCTTGATTATACCCTGCATAATATTTATACAGCTCATAATCACTTCCAAGTTTATTCAACATTTCATTGATCCATACTGCTTTAGTTGCAAGATCAAACTTTTCAATTCGTGCGATAACGTCTTTTAGTTTAATTTTATATTTATTGACCATTTGATCTGCGCTTACAATAAACTCTTCTGGTATTTCTACTTTTTCGCCACCATCAAGAACTACACTAATTAATAGCGAATCATCTGTAGAATAAGCAAACCCATCAAAGCTACCATACACTAAAACTTTAGTACAATCATCCATTTTATAAATCCTCCTCTTCAATATTTGATTTTCTTAGAATGGTAATTTGTCATCTGTGATGTCGTCCATTGGGCTTGCAAAGCTTGGTGGCATCTGTTCCGTCATGCTGTTTTGATTTGCGGTATTGTCACGCTTTTCAAGAACTTGAAAACTTTCTGCGACAACTTCAGTCACATATACACGTTGTCCTTGCTGGTTCTCGTAATTTCTTGTTTGGATTCGTCCAACAATTCCCACAAGCATTCCTTTTTTCGTCCAATTACAGAAACGTTCTGCTTGTTCTCGCCACATCACACAATTGATAAAATCTGCATCATACTCATCATTTGCATTCTTGAAATTGCGATTGCATGCAATATTGAATTGAGCAGTTGCAATGTTGTTGGGCGTGTAGCGTAGTTCTGCATCTCTGGTCAACCGACCAATAAGAGTCACATTGTTAATCATTATTATCCTCCGACATTATTCATTTCAGCAGCTTCCTTGAGCGCTTCTGCTTTCTTGCGTTCCTGCATTTGATATTCTTGGTTCAACTTATTCAAGATTGTATCTTGTGCAGTGTTCTGTTCAGCTAATCTCTGGATGCTCAATTCATGTTCCTGAAGCGTCCATTCCATATCTTTGATTTTGTTTTCTTGATCAACTAATCTGGAATTGAGATTGATAGCGATGACTAATGAAATAGCTGTCAATGAGATCAAGTTGATGATCAGCCAATTGATTTTACTTTTCATCTTCAATTACCCTTTCTAGTCTAAACTGACCAGCTTCTCTTCCTCGTTCATTTAAGTGTATATAATACTTGAGAAGTGAGACATCTTTTCCTGTGATCTTGCTCAATTTTTTCAGTGGAGCTGTACAGATGTACTTCCCTTGATCAAAGAATCTATAATCTGTCAATTCTTCTGGATCTCCCATCAATGCCTTTTCATCAATATTGAAGAACTTACACAATTCATGGACATGAGCTGGTTTTATATTTTTGTTTGTGATCCATTGTTGAATTGTATTTGGGTTTCTATTCAATTTCATTGACAGCTCTTTGCGTGTTAGTCCTTTACCAAGGATCAACAATTGCAATTGTTGACGAAAATGATCCATCTGATTTCTCGTGTAATCTCTCATGCTGTCACTCCTGTTCATGATTATTCTTCAAATCCTCAATAAGCCATTCAAGATATTTCTTAGCCTTATCCAAATCTTCAAGCCCATTCTTCTTCTGGAATCTACATAGATACTTGATAGCATTTCCCCAATAGAATCCCTGAACCCCTTTCAGATTTCCTGCAAAATTCCGGATGACATCAATTGATTCCAGACCATATTCACCGCAATAATGATTTGGCTTATTCACTGAATCATTCATCTCTTCTAAAATTTGTTCAAATGACCGTTCTTTCATTTCAATCTTTCCTCCTTAATCCAGATACCATCGACCAATCTTCCTTTGCGGTCCTTAATTTCTTCATAGGCTTTATTTAAGCATTCTACAAAATCATAGTTAATAATTTGAGAGATTCGCATCAACTCATGTACTACACTTTTAAGTTGATAGCCTTGACGGTTGAAATATGACACCAAAGCTTGATCCAACAGCAATACAAAGTAATCTTCTGTCTTTGCAGCTTTTAAGAAACTGAACTTTTCTTGTTCTGGAAAGATTTCTTCTGTGTTGATTCCAAGTTGAAGAGTCAATCCAATCAATACAACAGTGATGTCCCCAATACTATCTTTGGTCACTTCTTCATCCTTCTCAGCAATTCCTCTCGATAGCTCCCCAATTTCTTCATAGAGCTTCAGGAATTGCTTATTGGGTTCTTGAGTGTGTAAGTTGCGATCATAGAACCATTTTTGAACTTTTGAAATTAGATCCTTTAGTTTGTTGTTTTCCATTCGTTAATACCTCCGACTTTCCATGCTTTCAGGAAATTTATAAATGTGCTTGCTTGCTCCCTTGAAGATTCGGTCAGCAAGTGCTTGATTGTAGATTGTTTTGATGTCATTACTTGACAAGTTAGTGTTGAAGAATGTTGTTTGCCTGCTATCCAATATTTTGAATAGCACCCTTTGTCTCCAATCATTCGCCTCTTTAAGATTGGCGCTCATGCTGCTTTCTTTCCCTAAATCATCCAAGAAGAGAAAGTCAACTTTGCTGAGTAGGTCCACAGCATAGTTCTCTGTGAAGTCTCCTCGACCATTGAAGCTTTCTTCAATCTTATTGAAGAGAGCTGATGTTGAGATGAAGATCACACTTTTTGGATTCTCACATTCTTTTGATTGCTCATTCAATGCTTTTGCTAATCCAATAGACAGATGACTCTTTCCGATTCCAGGAGGTCCACTTAGGATCACATTCCCTGTTTCAAACTTCAGATAATCTCTCAGCATCCGTTTCATAAAGTTGAGAGCTTGTTCATTGGTTGGATTATCTGCTACATAATTCTCTAATGTTTTATCACTCAACTCTTGAGAATAGATGCTCTCTCTTTCAAATACTTTATAAGTGTGAGACAAGAGGGCTTTGATTTTCGCTTCCTGTCTCAAGAGAGATTCCATCTTCAGGATTTCTTCTTTTTCACATTCAGGACAAATTGCAATGATTTGTTCTGATCCACTGATTTTTACTTTTGCATGCTGGATCTGACAGCCATGTTTCTCACAAGATGCAATTTCTTCATTCATTAGAATCCCAACCTTTCATCTTGCTTCTGAACATTTGGCTGTTTAGGCATTTGCTGATTGCGGTATTTTTCAAACTTACTAGCATTGAAGAGTGTATCTGGTGTTAAGTATTTAGACATCTTTGTGTTGTCCTTCCATTCGTTTGTCTTAACATCAATCACATATTTGAAGTCTTCAATTGTGTAGTTCTCACTTAATCTTCCATTGATCAGCCTTTGCGTTGACTTGCTAGTTGGTTTAAAATGTGAACCAGTTTTCTCATTCAGATATTTGATAATTTCTTCATAGACATCTGATTGGGGCTTCTGCCCCTTATCTATATCTATATCTATATCTATATCTATATCTATATCTCCGTTGCCTTTTGTTGCAGTGGTGTTGCATTGCAACGCTTTTTGCGTTTCTCGATGCTTACGAGATCTACGGGTGCTTGCGGTTTCACTGCCTACCATTTCAGGAACTTGTTCAAGATTGAACTGGTAATTGTCTGATGTTGTCAACAATTTCTTCTTAGTTAAGAACATCAATGTCAATCTGATTGCTTCCGGATCCTCATCAATGATGAGTGATAATTCTTCAGCTAGATCTTCAGCTAATCCTTCAAAATACAGCTTCCCTTGTTCAGCTAGACTTGCAAGCATCATCTTCAAATAGATGATTGTGATTTCTTCTCCACCGGGAAGCTTTCTCATCAACTTCATTTCTTTGGAATTGAAGAAGTCATCTTTTAATTGTAACCAGTAATATCTACGGTTCTCAGTTACCATCCATTAGGCCTCCTTGTTTGCAAATTTTGCATATTCTTTGAGAAAGTATAGCTGGATAGTCCCAAGGCTTCCATGCCTGTTCTTCTCAAGGATGAGTTCTGTCACATTGTCTGGTTCTTCTTGTTCATCACGCTTGTAGTGAGCTTCTCTGTAAAGAAAAGCTACTATATCAGCATCCTGCTCAATTGATCCAGATTCCCTCAAGTCTGACAGTATAGGTCTCTTGTCATTCCGTTGATCAACTCCACGAGATAACTGACTGAGAGCGATGACAGGGACTTTCAATTCTTTGGCTATAATCTTCAATTGTCTTGAAATTTCGGAGACTTCCTGTTGTCTGTTTTCTCTTCCCCTTCCTTCGATCAGTTGAAGATAGTCAATCACAATCAATCCTAAACCGCCATTCTCTTGAGCTAGTCTTTTGGCCTTTGATCTAATTTCTGAAATCCTGATTCCTGCTGTATCATCAATGAAGATCTTCCCTTTTGCTAGTCGTTCCTGTGCTGAAATCATTCTGCGCCATTCGCTCTCAGAGAGATTCCCTGTTCTGACATGATACGATGGAATCAAGCCTTCTGCTGACAGCATACGCTCCACCAAGCTTTCTGCTCCCATCTCAAGTGAGAAGATTGCTACTGCTTTATCTGAACTTTTTGCCACGTTCTGAGCGATGTTCAGGGCGAACGCTGTCTTCCCCATTGCAGGCCTTGCAGCGATAATGATCAAGTTATCTTCATGAAGGCCTGTTGTGATTTGGTCAAAATCAGTGAAGCCTGTTGAAGTTCCTGTCACATCACCAACTTTCTGAGAGCGTTCATCTAGAATAGATTGTGTTGAATCAATCACATCAATGATGGGCTTGAATCCTTTTTTCTGCTCGTTTGAAATTGTTGACAAATTCTGCTCAGTTTGAGAAAGGATCTCATTCAAATCTTTTTGACCATCGTAAACGCTTGAAATGCTCTGGCTCAGATCTTCAATGACTTTTCTGGCTCTTGACTTTTCAGCAACTACTTTTGAATAGTGTTCGATGTGGGCGCTTGTAGGGACTGCATTGATCAGACTTGCAAGAAATGCCATCCCTCCGACTTGTTCAAACTGTCCAATAGAATCAAGGGCAGATTTGACAGATACGGGATCAATTGGATCTCCTTTGTCTGATAGATCCTGCATGATGTTGAAGAGCATCCCATGAGATAACTTGAAGAAACTATCCTTTGTCAAATATTCGGAAGCAATGTGAATCTTATCATGATCAAGGAAAATTGAACCTAACACAGCTTGTTCGGCTAGAAGATCATGAGGCAGTACATTCATATTTTCTGCCATTTAATAACTCCTATCTGCGATAACCGAAGCGCATTGCTTCCCGTGCTTCTTGGATGCGTTGTTGTTCTTGAATCATTTTTTTGAGTTCACGTTTTGACTCTTTGCATCGTTCACTGATTGCGCTGATGATAATCATTTGAAGCAAGATCACCATGATCAACAAAGCAATAATAATTTCTAGTAACATTTTTAATTCCTCCAGTATTCGTTTAAGTTGACAGCCATAATTGCTGCCAGTTTCTTTTGTTCCGTCAAGATTTGGCGCTTATATGGTGCCAAGCCCTCATTCCGTTCTTCATCATTTTTAGGAAGGTAATACCCATTGGGTTTTCTCTTCTTTGCAACTATGGGATGCCCAAAATTTACACGCAAGCTTTCAATGATGTTTTCTATCGTTCTCTTGCCACAGTGAAATTTTTTTCTGAGCTGAAATGCTGTAACTGGCATTTCGTTTGTTGCGTATTTTTTGATGTAGTTAAGGATATTTGCTTCTGTGGCTGTCATATCTCTAGATATTGCCATGTGCGGCCTCCTTGTGTTATAATTGTTTTAGTAATTTTGTTAAGCGCCTGATTTTTTTCGGGTGCTTTTATTTTTGCATTGAGCGACAAAACCGCTGAACATCTTCAAGATTGTAAAGGTATTTCCCGCCTTTCCCGGATTGTTGGAATTGAAATTTCCCTTGGTCTCTCCATTCCTCAAGCTTTGTCCTTCCCCAACCTGTGGAAGCTTGAAGTTCTTTGATAGAGACCCAAGTGATCTGTCTTGATGTTCTTTTTTTGGCTTCATCCAATGCTTTGATATTTAATTGAACCAGCTCTTCAAATAGTTTATCTTTGAATTCTGGACCAAATAATTCTAATACCATTCAAACTTCCTCACAGTTCTTCTGAATCGACCCATGTTTCATCAATACCTAAAACATCACAAACACGGTTCTTCAGTTTGATGCTGCCTTTACCATATTTGAGCAGTTCGGAAATCGTGGGTTTCTTCACACCACAAGCACGGGCTAAATGTGTTCGTGTCATTCCTTCTGAAATCAGTTTATCTTTGACTAACTGAATCCATTTTTGATGTTGTTGGCTCATTTCTGATCCTCCTTTTTAAAATTATTTAAAAAGTTAGCGAATTTCTTGACATTGATAAATAAATTTATTAAAATCAAAACATAGAGAAAAGACCTACTAAATAGCAAGTTATACCTATATTAAACGGACGGCAATCAGTTTTTTTAGGTTTATTATTTGGTTTGTCTTATTCGCTAACTCTTTAGCTTACAAATAGTATTGTAATAAATTTATTACTAATTGTCAACAGTTTTGTAGTAAATTTATTAAATATTTTTTGTCATGCCTCGGAAAGGTTGATAAATCAATGTTTTTTACATTTAAAAAAATAAAAGAATTGGCTGACAAACAAGGTATTTCATTAAATAAACTTGAAGAAAAATTGGGTTTTAGTAGAAATACCATTTATAACATGAAGAAATCTACTCCAAATGTTGAACGGGTTTCAAAAATCGCTGATTTTTTTAATGTGTCCACCGACTACCTACTGGGACGCACGGAAAATCCAAATATTGCAAGAGATGGTGATGCTTCTGCACCATTGGACCTCAGAGATATTGCTGCACAATCAATGTTATTTGATGGGAAACCAT